ACACATGACAGCCTTGCGCCTTCTCATACGCGAAACAATTCGTAAAATTGGTAATAAGTGGGTTGTTTATCCTAAAAAAGGTGGAAAGCGGTTAGGAACACATGATTCAGAAGCTTCTGCAAAGCGCCAGTTGGCCGCTATAGAAATATCAAAGTCCAAGAAATGATGTAGTTAGGCACATCAATTCGTGATATTTAGAATTAGGTGGCGCCATGTCGACTTTTGTACAGACAACAAATCCAACTCCATTTGGTGTTTTTGATTCCGACACGTCATTTCAAGCTGACGCTGATAAGATGATTACTTTTGTTAAGAGAAAGCTAGGTGATGACATCTTAAGCGTCGAATTGACTAAAAAACAGATATGGGCAAACATGGAAGAATCTTGCTTTGAATACAGCAACATTCTTAACCAGTACCAGGCAAAATCTACTTTACTCAATTATTTAGGATACTCAACGTCGTCTCAAACAGGTCTTGAAGCAGCATTTCCTAGAGAAAGTCTTGAATTTTTATCTAGGTTCGCCGATCCTTATGCATCTGAAGCCGGCATAGGTGGATCTTACAACATGTTTTCTGGTTCTATCGATCTAGTACCAGGCCAGCAAGATTATAATATTTACACGGATCTAAAAAATGCAGATGGTTCTGCGATGGTTAACACAGGGTCAAACTCATCTCCAAAGTCAAAGATGAGAATTATGGAAGTGTTTCATTTTAACCCGCAGGCCGCGTATAGATTCTTTGACACAACGTCAGCAATAAATTATCTGAATAATGAGTTCACATTTGAGTCTTTTACACCTGAAACTATTTTTTACGTCCTTCCAGTCTTCGAAGACATACTCAGAGCAGGGCAGCTCGACCTATCGAATAGAGTGAGACGGTCAAATTATTCTTACAAAGTTGTAGGAACTAACATTAGAATTTTTCCAACGCCAACAAATACACCGAATCTTTCAAAGAAGCTTTACCTTCGTGTTAAATATTGGCAAAATCCTATAAATCCAAGCTTTACAGACGAGACAATATTTGGTGTCAATAATCTATCTAATGTTCCATTTGGAAATTTAACTTACGCTAGAATCAATAGCATGGGCCTCCAATGGATCAGACAGTACACACTCGCGCTATCGATGGAACAGCTAGGATACATTAGAAACAAGTTTACAACAGTTCCTATACCTGGAGGCACTGTTACATTAAATGGTAGTGATTTAACATCTAAAGGTCGTGAAGACAAGAAAGAGCTTGTGGCAAAGCTTAAAGAAATGCTTGAGACTTTGACTTATGACAAACTTATAGAAAGTTCTGCAACACGAGCAGAGAATTTGACAAAACAACTTTCAAAAATTCCTATTCCTAACGGAATGGCAATTACAACTGGGTAGGTGAAAAATGGGTAGGCTTTTTCTCTCCGAGCGAGAGATAAACTACATCAATGATCTTGGCAAAGAGCTTATAAAAGATGTTGTTGGGCAAAAAATATATTATTTCTCCATCAGCAACATTAAGTCAAAAGTTCATGACGTATATGAAGAATCTCCTGACAAGATATTTGAAAATCCTATTGAGATAGATGCGCTTGTCAAGTACTCACCGCAGGACGTTAGAACTAATAGGTTTGGGTCAGAAGAATATTACTCAATAGAGTGTTACATACAATCTCGTGACCTTCTTGACAAGGGAATTGAGGTCCACGAAGGTGACTTCTTTAGCTACGGTGAAACGTTTTTTGAAGTAATAAAGGCACCTAGAACAGATATTATCTACGGTCAGATTGAACACAAGAACTATGTCACTCTAACTGGCAAGCAAGCAAGAAAAGGCCAGTTCAGATCAAAAGTATTTGGACCAACCTCAGAAGATTATACAGACGCCGACGCGGTTCAAACAACTTATGTTCAACAAAGAGGATTCGAAAAGAATCGCCTTGGTGTGACTGGAGATGTTAGAGATCTTCAAAAGAATGGTGTTCTTGATTCTCCATTAAGCGGACCGGCAGAAGTTTCTCCTGCGGGAGATAACACGGGCGCCGGTTCATCTTTTTATGATGAGAGCTAACCATGCCTGAAAAGGAAGTTTTAAAAAAGGGCTACGAAGGTTTCAATGTACCAGATAATTTTAGTATTCCTCCTTGCGGAATAGAAGATGTTGATCGCGCCTTATTTAATCTTTTTGATAAGCGCCTCGCTTTTGAGGTCAAAGTCAATGAACAGACAACAAAGGTGCCCGTTGTATTCGCAGCAGGTGAACGTTTTGCCCTAACAAAGCGCATGAAACCTATTAGAGACAAGAATAACGCACTTATTCTTCCTCTTATTGCTATAAAGCGAACCAGCATAGGACACAAGAATGAATCTGAGGTTGGCGGCACTGCAATATCGTTTAGGCAGCCTGGCGATTACATAATAAAAAAGCGTCTTTCTGCTAATGATAGAGACTATCAAGATATCATTAACAAACTTTCTATTAAAAATCAGGACAATGTGTCTTCGAGAGCACATTTTATTGAAAATACTTCGTTTCCTGGGCGCTTTAATCAACCAGGAACAGTGACAACGCGTAGAAACGGTCCAGCAACTGCGTACGGATCGGGTCGTCTTGAAACTCCTTTTGATAAATCTAACATAGGACAAAACATTTTTGAGATCATAACGATCCCATATCCTCAATTTATTGGTCTAACATACAATGTTGTTTTCTGGACTCAATACATGTCACAAATGAATCAGCTGCTTGAGTCCATGATGATGAAATTTGATGGTCAAGGTCATGAATTTCAAATTGAGTCAACTAGCGGCTACAAATTTACAGCATTTGTGCAAGGGCCCTTTGGCAACAACGATAACTTTGATGATTACACCAATGATGAAAGAATAATCAAATATAGCTTTGATATTAAGGTTCCTGCTTACATCTTGGCTCCGAGGCACCCAGGTTTGCCTTCACCCTTCAGGACTTTTCAATCTGCCCCAGAGGTCGTATTTGGGATATATGATGCACGAACTCAAATAGCAGAAGAGCCAGTAAGTCCGTATTCTGATGACAAACTTAATAGTTTTATTCTTTCAGATGCGACTCATCTTGATGAGAATGGACAGCCGCACCTCGACCGCGGCGAAGATAGAGTTAAAGCAGTTGTTACTTCAGGCAAGAGAAATGAATATCAAAGGATAATATATAGAGATGTACGGTCTGGTGAACAAGTCATTTCTGGTCGAAAGGTGACATTCACAGAGGATGAGAAGATTTGAGATTTCTTCAAAGTGATGGGATATTTATAACCGAAGTGTGAGTGAAACAACAATGGCCGAAATAACCTATCGCTCTCCCGGTTTCTTTGAAAGTGAGATTGATCTTTCCATATCATCACCTGCCGGGATCACAGCAACACCTGCCGGAGTGATTGGAACTTCTCCGATTGGTCCTGCATTCTTGCCCACAACAGTTGGTTCTTTATCAGAATTTAGAACCAAATTCTTTGGAACGTCAGACCAGTTTAATGAGTCTTACTACGCCGCACAGGAGTTTTTTAGATATGGGCAAGCACTAACGTTCATCAGAACTTTAGGCGCAGGCGCAAATTCAACATCTGCAGACATTACACAAACACGTGGTCAAGGAACAGCAAAAGGCGCGGGCTTTGTCATCAAAAGTCCTTCTACAGCAGCAGATGGCCGTGCTGTAGGATGTGTCCAGATACTTGCTGCAAAACACAAAGTTACAACCAATACGTCAGATTCGTATCCTGTCTTTGCAAACAATGATAGCACAAGTGTTACACTGACTGCAGGAGGAAATGTTAATTTAATCAGAGGCGTCCTTCTGTTCCCAACAGGCACAAGAGGGCATGTGATGAGCTTTAGCGACACTTATAACCCATCAAATGTTGCAGATGACTCTGCAAGCGTCCAAGCAGATCCAGATCTTGACAATTACAAGGCTTTTAAACTTGTTATTTCATCATCAGCACAGGCATTTGGAGCAACTGACGGCTATTCAGGTATAAAAATTTACACTGCTTCTTTGGATCCTAATAGTCAAAATTATATTTCAAAAGTCTTAAATACGTCTCCTGAGTTATTCCAGGAAAAGCAACATCTTCTATATCTTGACTTTTCTGTTGAGGCTGAACTTGCTACAGTCTCATCTGATGCAGATAGTATTGCGCTCCTATCAGGATCAAGCAACACTTCGGCCGCTTCAGGTGATACGACACAGACATTCTTAAATGCATTCGGCCGTTTTGATGCAAGATACGCGCCTGCAAAGACCACATCTTTTATATCACAGCTCTTTGGAACAAAGACATACGATCTTTTCCATTTTGAGACTCTTGCAGACGGTGCCGCATCAAATGATCAATTTAAAGTTTCAATATCAAACCTTAAGCGATCAACAGACGATGCAAATCCATATGGAACATTCGATGTCTTAATACGAGATTTATATGATTCTGATGAGAGTCCTGTAATTCTCGAGAGATATACAAATTGCTCGCTTAACCCACAAAGCAATGATTACGTCGCTAAAAAAATAGGTGACAGAAGGGTTTATTATAATTTTGACACAATTGATCCAATTGATAGAAACTTTGTATCTTCGGGTCGTCGCCCAAATGTTTCGACACGAGTCAGAATAGTCATGTCTCAAGATGTTGAATTAGGATCAATACCAACGTCAGCACTTCC